TATGAGAAGTTAAAAAGCAACTTCTCATAACTTATATTATTACTATAATAATTATGGCTTCCAAAAAACATTTTCTTTTACAATCTTAGCTGGATTACCTGCTACAACAGCTTTTGGAGGAACATCCTTTGTTACAACGCTCCCTGCTCCAACAACTGCTCCATCTCCGATAGTTACACCTTTAAGAATAATGGAATTGCATCCTATCCAAACATTATCCCCTATTTTAGTTGGCCGATAAATTTCGGTTTCGCCATTAAGTTTGTGATAATCTCTGTCCAAAATAGTACAATTCCATGATATATTACAGTTACTTCCAATTGTAATGCTGTCCCCACAATGGATTTGCGTATTGTCACCAATTCGAGTATTATCACCGATTGTAAGGGTGGCACATTTATCAGTTCCCCAAACACTTATCTTGCACCTGCTGTATATAATCACTTTTTTACCGATGATAATATTGCAATTCTTGCGATTAATAGATACTCCTCTATACACTCTTAAAAGAGACCCACCCTCATCAATCTTTAGCTTTTTAAATGCTCCCAGAATGATATGGATAGCATTAGAAAAAAATTCTCTTATTAGCATATGTACCCCCATTAACTTTGGTTTTAGAATGATTATATATATATTCTGGGAAATTCGATAAATTTAATGAAAATAATGGTTTGTTTAGAAATATTATATCATTTTTTACTGTGCCTGCCAATTAATTTGTAGAACATGAAATAATTACTCGCTATATTTATTGTATTTATTAATTGGATTGAAATGTTTCGCAATCGTGCCCAACTGCGTACTCTTGTTCTCATTGATCAATGTTACTAATTCGGTTTATCCTCCTTAATTCGCATAAACCTCCCCGGTAATCTCCATATATTGTTCTGCGGTAATTACTCCTTTTATAACACATATAGCTACCATCTGTTTTGTCCATAAACCTCTGTCATAATTCTTTTTAATCATATTGAAACTCATATCTTTAGCCCTCCTACATTGATAAAACGTTCTGAAATTCGAGTGCGGCAGCAATCCGCTCCTCAACGGAAGGTTCCGTATTTATTTCTGGCGGTGTATTTATTTTATCCTGTATCGCCAATAAAGCCTCTTCATCAGATAAACTTTCATCAATCCGATGTATGTTTCTGAGTGCCTGTAACTCCTGTATTGCCTGACAAGTGTTACCGTTTACCTCGATCACATGTGGGAACAGATCAACTGCCGGAAAATCACTCCTAATTATATCAGGTGTTGCTATTGCCCCATTGGGGAACATATAAGTCTTTGTACCATCAAAAATTTCTAATTTTAACATAATTGATTCCTCCTAAATTTTAATTATTTTAACCCGCCGTATTGAATGCAACCACATTGGCCGAAGCATTGTTTCCTCCAGCCAGGATCATATAATCGCCTATAAACGCCCCCCTATGCCCGGGGCTGTTGCCGAATGACCCAATGCTGGGTGATTCATGTCTTATCAGGGATGTATCGTAGGCATAATAAGGCAAATTAATTAATCCGATTGTCTGAAATGCCGCAAATTCCGGATGCTGTATATAACCGTCTATGGCCGTGAACGTATTGATAGTGGCATTACCAAACGTAAATGGGGTAAGCTTAACGAGCGAAGCATTATAACCCTCTATTATACAGGGATTATCCAGCTTATTGTTCCCTACAAACAGGGCAAAACTGTCATTGCATATTCCTGCAGTCATTTTCGCCGGAGATGACAATGACGCAATCTGCGTCCTGACGTATGACGGGTTTACCGAATATACGGTATCCGAATATGGTTCTGCTGGGTTACCTTTTATACTGCCTCCTGCCAATAATACATTGCCGCCAATGCATGCCGTGCCAACACCTGCATTATCGGATGCATATACTGTGGTTTTTACAAGTGAAGTATCTATTATGTCCGTTGAACCCTGTTTAGTATATGGATACATCCTGTATGTGCCAAACCCTACGACTGCAAATGCAGGATTGGTTAAGCTGTTCTGCTGCGCACACTGGCCGGTATAATTACCGTCTTGTGGAACGAGTGTTCTTGTCAGGGATTGGTTATATGCATCACCGTAGGCGGTTCCCATCCCGTTTGCCGGGAAAAACGCGTAGTTCCCAATACTGGTACCATGCGCTAACGCCCTAGCCACATGCAGGGAGGGTGCAGTTGTCTTTACCAGGGATGCATTATAAGCATCAACACTGAAGAATGTGCCATATTGTCCCAGACCGCCTGCAAACACTGCATACGCGCCATTGGATGCCGACCCCATGTTCCTTGCATTTGGCTCCGTTGTGCCTGTTACATTCCCGGTATGCCGGCTGAATTCATATCCGCTCCAGGTCAGCCTTGCGACACCGCCCACACCTACATAGATCTTCCTTACCTTCCTTGCGACACCATCGACCCCAACATAGATCTTTTTAGCCTTCCTCGCAGTACCTCCCACACCTACATAGATTCCTCTTGCCATATATCCTCCTTATTGGTAAACACAGTAAAACATGTTATTAGTCAGCGGGGATGAACCGGCAGCCAAATCAGTGGTGCTAACTGTAAAATGATAACCGTCAACCGTGTCTGCATTTCCCCCGTTTGCAGGTAAGGAGGCAGGCAATCCGGTAATCATGGATGCAGGGTGCGTTGCCGGATGGGTGTAGTTATTGGCATTCGCGGCTATTCCATCCAGTTTAGCTTTATCCGCACCGCTCATCAGACCATTAGCTGAGGTAGTAGCCGTGGCTGTGGAAGCCTTCCCGTTCCATGCTACTTTTTCAGCGTCAGTAACATGGCGGGTATTGGTATCACTGGGATGCACATAGTTATTGGCATTTTGTTCAACCGTATCAAGTTTGGACTTATCGTCGGCACTCATCAGGCCGCCTTTGGATGCGGTAGCTGCGGTTTTGTCTGCTTTCTGGGCCAACTGCAAATCATGCTCCTGTAATGCCACATCAATAATATCCATATTTTCATTCAGTATATCAACGTTATAATACTCCTCTTGCCCTTGCTTTATTAACTTATATTTTGGCGTCTGTGTTGCCATTATGTAAGCACCTCATTTCTTAATTGGTAATGTGTATAATTTGAAAGATGCGCATTTGTGAACCTGCCCAAAACAGAATTTGTATTAAAAACATACTCAAACGTATAACTTAAATGTGCCGGTTTGATTTCTTCAATCGTCAATGTGAGACCTTCCATATTTCCAGGTATTCCAAGAGATCCAACAAATTTAATCTTAAATTTGTAATTTTCAGGCTCTTCAATTACCTCAACTTCACCATTACTATATGATTTAGCCGTATCAATCAGCATCTGTTTTGTGACAGTTCCTACTCCTCGGATCTTAGCCTTAATACGTTCCCTTCTAAATATGTCCGATTTTGAAACATCGACTTCTAACCCATAGATTTTCTCATATCGCGACAGCAATTTTGAAGCCGTATTTACAAAGCATTCGTTGATGGTTTCATCATATCCAGCCGCAAGACTATTAATTTCCGTAGTCAATATCCCCTGCAACCTTTCCATAGATGAATTGCCAGCGTAATATTCAGGCAGTAGTTCCATTAAATGCATCACTCCACCTCCATCAGAGTTACCGATCCAGTAACTGGTATCTCATAATCCCCAATTATTATATTGGAAGTATCCTCATTAATTAATAAATCAGAATAATCCGCAACCCCAGAGGTGGTTAATAGCAAGCTTCCTATTTTTGCATAGCTAACCACATATGTTTTAAAAACAATGCTCTCCAAATAAGATGTATACGACGAAATGAACTCAGCTAAAATCTCATCATATTTCCTCGTACCATCTAATTTAATATTGGCCTTAATAGATATCGTTTTCGCGGAGGGACTGTCAACCGTCACGGTTGCTCCAATCGGCCTTACCGTTTCAATATAATCAAATACCTTCCCTTCAAGCGTTTCATCAATTTCCATATTGCTGTCTAGAACCAACACCTTTACAGTGCCCGCCCCATTCCAAAGAGGAAATACCTTTGCACTGCCAACCCCACTAACTTCTAATGCCCAATTTTTATAATCTGCCACGTTTCCGCTGGTTGAGGTTGATTGTACCATCGAGTAGAATCTCGCCCTAAGCTCATCATCTGATTCCTCATTTTCTCCTGAAGAAATGACTCCTGTTAATGTGGCTGTAACTCCCGATACATTATCAATGCTGTCCAATGCACCTGAATAAAGATTTCCGATTTCTCCAGGCTGCTCACAGGTTGCAGAATAAATATTTTCAGCCAATTGTTCTGTTATTTTATATGTAATTTCATTTTTCCCCCATCTGGTACCTATTTCAACAGCTCCATTGGTTTCTATCTTCCGTTTTGCATGGGTTGGTACTTTTCTGGCTAACCCATAGTCTGCAACAACTTTATCAAGATACTCTCCAACAGCAGTATCTCCACTTACTAAATCAACTAATGAATCAAGATAAAAATATGTCTGTGCAAGATGATATGCACAAGGTGCCAAGGCATCATAAATAATAGATCCCTCTCGTTTATCTACATCAGTTTCTACACGATTTAGCATGTCATTCAAAATATTTTCGTAAGTCATTGTTTCAAACATTATGTACTCACCGCCTTACTGATTGTGTTTTTCCCATAAATACTTACAACATCAAAGATACATAAGATTGAATCTTTTAAAAAACTGAAAACAAAGTTTTCTACGCTAGTTATCCTCTCATCCTCTAGTAAGCACTCCTTTATCCTACGGCTCAATTCCATTTGGACATAAAGCTTGTCTTGCCCGATTAAGTTTTCCAATTCTATTCCATAGGAAAAACTATAGATTGGATATTCATATTTTTCAGTATTCAGCACTTTATATATCGCTTGCAATAGCGCATCGTTATCATCTATGTATCCTTGTATGGTGTTACTTATTATTTTATATGTCTTTGATGTTTCTATCGTGTCGGTTGTTGAAACGGTTACGTCCATACTTGTATTAGGTATCATAATTCACATCCTCTACTCTATATTCGTATGTTGTTTCATTTATTGAAAGTGTTAAAATGGTTCCTTTTTTAAGGACTGGTCTATCAATAATCTCAAGAATATAATACTCTTTTCCTCCGTGATTTCTTAATACTCTGACCTTATCTCCAACATTGACTTGATCTTTTAAATTTCCTCTTATTAGCTCATGGGGTATCGTCACCTTATCATTGATTGCGATCCCTTCACTGTTAACAGAACCTGACATATATGAACATAGTTTTGCATTATTGATATAATTTCTTACAATAATTTTTATCTCATTAATCAAAGCTTCGCCTCCACCTCCATTGTATGCGTTGGAACAAATCTATGAGTTACCGATTTAACCACTAGTCTCTGATAAAAGTCTATATCACTAACTTTGCCATAGAAGCTAACTCCGGCTCTGATCCTAATATCCCCTATGCAACTAAGTGATAATGTCTCTTTCTCCTTATTGTACTGTTCTAATAGGGTCTTGGCTTCTTCTTTGGCTTTTGAAGAATTTGTATTATAAATATCCCCATAGTATTGCAGAAGTCCATATTTCGAAATAGAATCAGCATCCTTTTTTATGATATATTGATTATCTCCATCTGACCTTCCTTTAAGATTTAGTTTGATCTGGTTATAAAATTCATTGTCAATTGACTTAGAATATGTATAATCACGCAATAAGCTCTGGTCACCAATAGCAAGATTCAGTTGAAGGCTCTCAAGCTTTCGAATACAGATTAGGCCATTTTCATCCCTTAATAAATATTTTTTTCCATTATTTCTTTCTGTCTCTTCAATGCTTGAATATATGATATCAAGCCAGGTAGTATCTTCCTTAACATCCGTTGATAGCTTGTACCCTGTATCCTCCAAAGAACCCTTTTTTAGATTAAAATAGTTACACATTTTGTTTGTCAGGGTAGTTACCGTGTCATTTTTAATTACAACTGAATCCCTCACCTTGCAATATCTAAGCTGATCATACGCTGTGACGGAGATATCTAGATTCTTATTTCTGTTAACGCTAAATACATAACCATAAAATAAAGGAGTATCATTAAATGTAAAACTTACAACACTACCATTTGTTATTTCCAAATTCTTGTCAATGTATGAAAATCTCAACTTGCTGCAGCCATTGTTTAAAGAATCTTCAAAAGATATATCACTAATCAATTCACTAATATTGTAGACTTTACCATTTACTTTTGTTAACAGCTTTGTCATTCCGGGATCACCAACTTCTGTCCAGGATAAATTAACGAAGGATTCTTAATGATACTTTTATTTGCATTATAAATCTTCGTATATTTTGCTCCATCACCATAGTATTTTTTTGCAATTCCCCATAATGTATCACCAGATTTTACAACATGGTATCCGGTGCTTTTGGGGTTACTTGAAGTATTTGAGCGGTTAATTACTTTTATAGTATATGGGTTGTATTCCAATACTTTAAATGTTACATATTTGTCCTCTTCTTCCCCTGCCTTTTCTGTAACCGTTAAGCCTTCTATTAGAACAAGAGTATTAATGGCACTATCTACCAGCTTGCTGCCAGTAAAAACTTTTCCGGCCATGAAGCGAATCGGCTCAAGATCTAATCTCCATTTATTAAACTGCTTTAAACATGAACTTGCATCCTTAAAATCTTTACTCGATTCAATATAATGATTTTTATCATGAGGAAATTCGGCGTGAAAACTATACTCCGTTAACTCCATATGAGTAGGAATAGCTATCTGCCCCAATTTAAGAATTTCATATCTAGCAATTGCTTGGGATGAACTCACTTCTAATTCCTCTGGATTTACAGGAAGCCGAATTATACTATTATTTTTCTGGAATATTATGGCATACTTACTCATTCATTATATCCTCCTTCAGGCGCTAATTTAATCTCCTCCTTTAAGGTGTCGTTTATTTCTTGAGCCAATTTGTCTTTATTGATTGCTTCATAGATGTCACCAAAATTAATGGTTATGTTAGGTGTCAGAGTGTTATTTACAATTTTATATTTTTCTAAAAAGGGGCTATTGAGGGTCTTTAAGTCATCAGGATCCATTTGAATATTATTTTGACCACCTAAATAAGCTCCGAATGAGCTTAAATCTTTATAAAAACCAGCAATAGGTTGTTCATATTCATATTTGGTAACCTCTGAGGCCATTTTAATTTCACTGGAATCTACATCGGCTAATATCTTTTCCCAGTCGATTTCATTAAAAGCTTCTATTAATAGCTCTCCACCCACCATTCGCGTATATTGATCCATTGCATCCTTATACTCTTGAAAAGAAATATCAGGTGAAATATCAGGTCTCGTTTCACGTTTACCCTGTACTTCCTTGTTATACCACCATCCAGCAATTCCAGTTATGTCATAGACGGCAGCCGAAGATAAAAAATCCAAATTAGATATACCCGCCAAAATAGTTCCATCACTATACGGATAACCCAACTTATATGCATCCTTTGAGAATGCCCCTACAACTTTATCCCATATGCCAATGTCAGGATCCCTATATGGCAAATTATACGAAGAATTATTGTTTGCTTTGCTATCTACATAAGCTGTAATTTCATCGGATGAGTTCCCTAAAGCTACTAGAGAAAAGGCCATTAGTAGTATCCTTGGATCAAGTGCTGCTATCATTCCCCCTTCCGCAGCTGTGGCTGATAAAGCTGTGGCTACTTGTCCCGCAAGTATATCTATCCCAATACTTGTTGTAACCTCTGGAAGTAAATTATCCATTCCGACATCCACTTCTATTTTATTATCTGTAGTTTTTGTTTCTGGGAGAATTTCAGTGTTACTATCCAGGTTCTGTTGTGGATCTGCTACAAGAGGAGATGAAGTAGTCAAATTCGAGAATCCCTCATTTAATGTGATGAACCCTTGAGATAACACACTGATAATTGAATCCAATTTGTTGCTGCCATCAGCTTGGGTTAAAATATTTATTTGTTTATCAAAACCTGTATTTATATCTGTATTAAGCGTCTCTAATTTATCTAAAAACTCTGTTTTTAAAGACCCCATTGTCTTTTCTAATCCATCGGCTAAATCCAAAATTGTTCTTTCTATACCGGAATTATCCTTATTAATAATATATATTCCTACATTATTATTTGAAAGAATATCAATGACGTTATGATTACGGGTTGTATTCCGCTTTAATTCAAATGCATTATATACGTTATTAAATACATCCAAGATTATCTTCCTCCTTTCAAAATTTTATAAAAAAACTACCAACCGAATATTGATCGTTGGTAGTAATTCTAAAGCATCTGATTCTATTTCTTTTTCAAATACTATGTAATATCCAGAAAACACTGTGCCATACCCGGGTGGAATTATTTGAGATACACGCCATCGATTCGCTGCCGCCATATTGATTGTATCCTCAAGATCTTCTTGCTTCCAATACAGATTTGAAACCTCCCTTTTTGGGCTGCAGATTTACTCCTTTATACCTTTATTTCTTTTATATTTCTAACAACTATCTTAGATAAATCAAAGTAGTTATAATAACTATATCAATTTACTGTATCCATTACTTTGTGTTCCACTTTGAATCAAATAAATTGTCACGCCTTGATCTGGGAAAAGATTTGAAGTCCCACAAGTACAATAAGAAATCTAATAACTAATCCTCCTATAGCGGCAATCATTATAATCATACCATGTGTTTTGTTATACTTACGGTACAAGTTGCCCAGAATAAGAGCAAAACCAACGAATAGTATGGGTATAACCCACAAAGATAGAGCGACAGAAATCCAGCCACCTATCATAAAGATAATTCCAAGTCCTCTCTGCTCATCTTTTGTAACCGTAACATTATCGGTATTCGTTTTACTACCTTGCGTCTTTGGTTCCACAATAGAGGCTTTTCCAGTTTCCAAGGATGCTCCGCATGCCGGACAAAATTTAGACCACTCTTCCCTTTGACTCCCACAATACTGACAATACTT